AAAGAAGACACAATTTGAGAATATAAAAAACCATACAAAGAAGCGACATCACTTTATGATTAATCGCTTCTTTGCAATTAAATACCCTGCCAATGCAAATCAATTTAATGTTAACGGAAATAGTGGTGGTAATGTAGTTGAAAGCTGGGGCAGGGTTGCTCAGAGGTTTAATTCAGTTCCAAGGTGGTGGTACACTAAGACTAAAAAATCAGCTCCTGCTAAAAAGGCTGATAAATACATTCCAAGTGAGGCCGCAGTAGATTTATTTTTAAAGAAGAATGAAATAGGTACACGAGAATTTAATGAATTAAAAATGTTCGCAAAGGAAGATCTTTATTCAGATCTGCGAAAAATAGAGACCCAGATAGATGTATACACCAAATAGCGATAAATTTACCGAAATTGTAGATCTTACCTTTCATAAATATAACTCAATTGATTTAAAGATATGGGGTTTAGTGAAACGAAATATTGGCCATAGAAAGGTTTCAGATAATTCTGTTATAGTCCAGGCAGATGTGCTTAATAATATTATAAATACTGTTTTTAAGTATGATATAAATAGGATTAATGCAATTAGTGGAGCTGGACTACACAAAGAGGCAACTACTATTTATTTCTTAACTCAGCTTTTTACCTCAATGACAAATTTAACATGGGTTAAGCTGACACTTAATAAAAACTCTAGTTTTAATAGACTTACAGAGATTGATGAGATCAAAACTATTAAATTCAATATTAAAACAATAAGAGGTACTGTTAGATTATTTGATATATTCCACCCTGCAGAATTAAGTGGTGCAAATATGTTATTAATTAGATCTGGTATTTTAAAGCCAAACGAAAGCTTTAAGGTATTTAAACTTAAAAGCTTATTAGATAAACTGGACCTTTATATTTCTGAGAATAATTCATCTGATGTTATGTCTTTATTAAATCCAATCATTTTAAAATTAGAACAATTTGAGATGGATGACCCGGATGTTCTTTTAATCACTGATTATAATTCGGATATATAAAAGAAACATAGATAGCATTAAATCAAATGGTAATTAATTACACAGCAGACCAAATAGGAGACATATTCTATACAAAATTAGTAGACGCGTACGAAAACGTTGAAAAAATACTTGGATGGGACATTGTATCAGGTATAAGTTCTCCACTTACTACTGGTAAGCTTAATTTTACTGAAGGCAGTACTGTTATAACTTATGAAGGCGGAGCACACCCATTTGTACAAGGGTTTCAGTTTATTGTGGGTAATGAGACATATACCATTGACAATATTGTTGATGCAAATACTTTTAATGTAACTATAGCTCCTGATTTCACAGGTAATGGTCTTACCTTTTACCTTTTACCAGATGCTAACAATCAATTCACATATGAATATAGTTGGTCTCAAGAGCCTTTAGGTAGTGATGGTGGCCAAATGACAGAATATGCTACATTAGGCGCAGGTCTATTAGCTTTATCATTTGATCCTCTTAAACCACTTTGGATTAGAGTAAGATTAACTGCTGCTAATTTAAGTGATGCAAATAAAATAAGTCTTTTATCAACTTCATTTACATTACAAACATCAGCCGGCACAGTTGTTGTCTGTCCTGATTTTTGTGGTGAATGTACAGATCCATTAGCAATGGATGGCTGTCCAAATATTGTAGTTGAATGTGATGATAATCTTTACAATCCTTATAATTTAACACAACCTTCTAGTATGTATGCTGAGCTAAGTGAATTAGCAGCAAATATATGGGGACATAATGTAAAATATTTTAGAGTAGAACCTGATAAGAGAAGCAAGGATGTTATCTTAATGGAATATAGCCTCTATAATGTAATAGAACAGGGTGAGCTTAAAGTAGTTGTCCCGGATAATGAAATGCCAGTAGCTCAATTTAGCTATGATATTTTTGGAATGGGATTTGAAGATTTTGAAATTCATATAACTAAAGGTCAATTTAAATCAGCATTTGGAATTGGACCAAGTCCGATGATGAGAGATTACTTATACTTTCCATTAATTAATAGAATGTATGAAGTTAACGCAGTTCAATATGCCGATGAGTTTAATGAGAATATGACTTATTGGAGATTGTTCCTTAAGAAGTTCGAAGAGCGTACTTCAAATATTATTACAGATACTGCTGTTGAACAAACACTAGAGAATTTAACAGTTGGAATTGACGAAATATTTGGAGAAGAAATAGAAGCAGAATATGTGCAAACTACCAAGCCAGATCAATATAAAACAGTTTATAATGAAGTTGGTGATGGAACGCGTTTTAGAATGCACCAAGGATTAAAAATAGAAGATGGTCAGATTAGAAATAAATGGACTGTAGTTTCTAAGAACTATTATGATTTATCATCTACTACAAACACAAATATAGAAGTATTATCATATAATAAAAAATCTGAATTATCAGTAAGAGAAAGTCTAGCACTTACAATGTGGGTTAGGCCTAAATTTACAGATGATACTGAGCAGATTTTATTTGATGGTCTATATCATAATAAAGGTTTAAAAATAACAATAAGCGCCGGTGTAACTAAAGTCTACTTAAATGGAGACATGCATCAGTTTATCAATACTAATGATTTAGAGAATAAAATATGGTATGGTTTTGTATTAAACCTAAATAATGGATTTAAATCAATGTCAGTGTCTATCTATAGGTTAGACCCTTCAAGTAATATACAAAAGACATCATCAAATACTAAAACATTTGAAAAAGCAAATCATTCAGCAATAACATTAGGTCAAACTTATGGTTGGGTAACTCAAAAGAATTACCAATTAATGCCTGCTAAATTAGATGTAACAAATATTAGACTCTTTAAGAAAACAATTGGTTTAGATCAACATATGAATATACTGCAGCAATATGTAGTTAGGGACAATCAGCTAGCACATATTATCGACAACGCCATTCCTTCAATTGGATTGAGGAGATATGACCAGTCCAGATAATTGCAATATATAACATATAAATCTAACACATATGAGTGAAAAGAAACCGAGTATTTCAGAACAAGCAGATCAAATCAGAGAAGAGCTAGACTTTTTAATAGGAGATCAAGAGACTCTAGATGTTGAAAGTGATCCAACTGATTTGCCAATATCAGAACCGCCAAAGAGTTTAGTACCCTCAGTTAGTTATGCTGAGCTAAAATCAAAGGCCACAAAAAAAGCACAAAAGACTATTACTAGTCTAATGAAATTCTATCTTGATGCAGATATCATTGAGAAGGATGAATACATTGCCGCCAAGAAGAAGATGGATGAGATGACTATGTCTTCTTTAATCTATCAATTACAGGCTGGTGAGCGAGCCCTTACGACTCTATTAGAAACTATTGACAACGGAGAATTAGCACCGAGAATGTTCGAGGTACTGGCAACCTTACAGAAGTCCATGTTAGATATTATTAAATCTCAAACAATGTACCTGATGGCAGCTGAAGAATCTACAAAGAGAATAGCAAGAGACATTGAAATCTATCGTAAGAGAGATGATGTTAAAGAGATAGAAGCTTCCGGTGGAGATTCAAATGATAGAAACGTACAAAGAGGTACAAAAGATCTTATGGCTGCAATCCAAGCTGGGATAAAAAATGCAGATATTGAAGATATAGAAGAATCAACAGAAGAATAATGAGCGACGGAGTAGGAGATAATAAATGGATCCCAAAGGGAGAAACTGATTTAGATTCAGAAAGAATTGTATGGTCTACAAAACAGATCAACGATTTAGAACTTGCACTTGACCAAGGTTATAGACCTAAAATTAAGTTACCTTTCTATGAAGGTAGACAATATCTTCGTAAAGGTAATGTTGTATTTGAATATACCGACGCCGAAATATCAGAGCTTGCAAAATGTGCAAATGATATAGTTCACTTTGCAGAGAATTATGCAGTTGTAATGACAGACAATGGTATTCAAAGAGTAAAGCTGAGAGATTACCAGAAGACAATGTTGCGTAACTTTCAAGAGAATAGATTTAATATTGTTTTAGCTTCTAGGCAGATGGGTAAAACCGTGACAGCCTCTATATTTAATGCATGGTACTTGGTCTTTAATACAGATAAGAATACACTGCTACTTGCAAATAAATCAGATTCAACAAAAGAAATTATAGATAAAGCAAAGGTTGTAATTGAAAACTTACCCTTCTTTATGAAGCCTGGTATTATCAAGTATGATGTAATGAATGTTAGATGTGATAATGGTTGCCGTCTTATAGGCCAATCAACAACCGCTAAGGCAGGTATTGGATTTACTATACATAATCTATACCTTGATGAGTTTGCTCACATACACCCTACGATTGTGGATGCATTTTATGAAAATGTTTATCCAACATTATCTGCTTCTGCTGTTTCTAGAATTACAATTACGTCTACTCCAAATGGATTTAATAAATTCTATCTAATTTATGCAGCAGCAGAAAGAGGTGATAATGAATATAAGGCTCAACGAATTGATTGGTGGGAGCATCCAGATAGAGATGATACATGGTATGAAAGAGAGCTGGGTAACCTGGGTACTATTGATGCATTTAATAGACAATATGGAAATGAATTTGTTAGCTCATCTAATCTATTATTAGATCCAATTTCAGTTAAGAAGATGCGAAAACGAGCTGGTAAATATATCCACCATGAGCTAGATGAATTTGACTATATTAATATAGACGTTAAAGATTGTTTAGAATGGGATCCTACATTTGATATAGATGATTGTAGAAACCCTGAAAAGTTTTGGTTATTCTCTGTAGATATTGCAGAAGGTAATGGTGGTGATGCTTCGGTAATTAATATTTTTGAATTACAACCAATGAATATTAAGGAGCTAGAGGCTGTTAAAAATGCCGGTGCGATGTATGATTTCTTTAAATTTAAACAGGTTGCTAGATTTAAGAGTAATACGCACGTTATCGAAGATTTCGCAAAAATACTCTATACTTTATCAGTAGATATATTTTATAATGAGAATGTAAAAATGATTGTGGAATACAATACATATGGAACTGTATTATTCCAGTACTTAAGAACTGTGTTTCCACAGAAGAATGATTTTGATGATGAGATGATAGTTAGATTTAAACATAGACATGATGCTAGGACCCTAAAGCCTGGTATTAAGCTTAAATCTGATAACAAAGCAATTTTTTGTCAGAACTTTTCAAAACTATACACAGATAATAGGATAGATATAACAGATGAAGCAACAGTAACAGAAGCAAGTCTTTTTGGTACATTACCAAATGGAAGCTATGGAGCTCAAATGGGACATGATGATATTATAATGACAGCCATTACGGCAACTGAATTTTTTAACACAACAGACTATGCAGATTTTGTAGAAGAAGTTTTAGATTTTGTAGATGAAGGCCTTCATGCTAAGATGGAAAGCATATTATTTAAAGACAATGATAGCGAAGGAGATCTACAATATGATATTTATGACCTACTCAAATAAATTACGAGATTAAAGCAGATATATAATAAAAGAATAAAAAAAAATAAAAAGAACAACATGGCACTAAGTCCTCAATTACAACAGTTCAAGAGCTCAGGCGTATATCGCTTAGAGTTTGACAAATCACAAACGGTTAACATCCCAGCTGAGACAATTAGATTGGTTGTAGGTTACTCTAAAAAGGGTCCTTACAATACACCAGTATTCATTGAAGATACTGAACAATTTACACAAGTATTCGGTGGGGTTGATAAATCATTAGAAAAGAAAGGAATGTTTTTCCACAGATCAGCATTAGAAACTCTATCAAGAGGACCTATCTTAGCACTTAACTTAACTACAGCAGATTTACCAGAGACACTTCTAGCAGACGCTGATCAGGTATCTATGGTATCTCCAGTTACAGATGGTGGTGAGCAAGGGTTAACGGCTACTGATTTAACAGTTAAGTATTCAGAAGTATTCGATACGGATAAATTCTGGACTCCTTCTGATATGAAGGTTTTAAAAGCAGCTGGCAATGAAGCAGCTAACTCTAGTAAAGCAATAACTTTTACTAACATTAAACAAGATCCTATTACTATTATTGTAAAACAATCTGCAAGTACTGCAGGTTTTGAAGTTACAGCAAGAGAGTGGTATGGTGAAGGTAATGTACCAGAAGGTATTACTGATCTAGAATATGTTTCAGATTACTTAGTTGATGTATTAATTTTCAAAGGAACATTTACTCCAGCAGACTTAAATAACGATCCTGTATATGGACAGTATTTTGATTCTAAAGGTTTAATTAAATCTGAATTAACAGGATTTACAAACTTAAGAGAGGTTAGTTTAATCGCTCAGTATAGTGGTTCTTTAATTCCAGAATTTATGGATAACGAAGGACGACAATTATACATTGAAACTTTAGTTAATGCTGAAGCAAGAAGAACAGGTTTATTCTGTGCAGTTAATGAAGAAGCATTAGCAAACATTGATCTTATCGGTGAAGGTTTTGATATCTACCAAGATTATCAAGTATTATCACACAATATTGATCAAACAGTACAAAATAACAATCTTACTTTAAATAATAAAATTGAAGTTAATGAAAACATATTAACAATACAAGCAGCTACAATAGCACAAGGGGTAGGAACTTCATTACCTGCAGCTACTGTATCAGGCTTACAAGTTGGAAATTTCTTATTATCTGCAATAGATAGTGAATACTCTATAATTACAAACATTGTAGATAATGGCGCGAATGTTGACATTACAGTTGATACATTAAGAGATATTACTAAGATAGGTAATGTTTATGAATCATTTGCTACTGCAAACTCTGCTACTTTTGGAGTTGCGCCTGCAACCGATGCTACAGTTGTCGTAACAAACGGTGATATAGTAGTTACACATACAGGGGCATTTGTTCCTAATGACTTAGTTGTTGGTGCTTTTCTAAAAAGCGCAAATGCTAGTGAATACTCTAAAATAACTGCAGTTGATATTGTTGCTCCAATAGTAGGTGTACCAGGTACAGTAACAATCTCTAGTTCAGAAGGATTTGATTCTACTGTATATGGAGCTCTTTCCGGACTTGCTCCATTTGCAACATACGTAAGATCGATAAGTGCAAACATTTTATCTTATACTATTGATACAAACGAAAGAGTAGAAATGGTAGGTAACTGGGCATTCACTGCTGAAGGTGTTGGTAAATCTACATTTCATATAACACAAGCTACAACAACAGCAGCTCCAACATTTAATCCTGATATTAAAGTTGGTATGTATATGCCAGATAGTGTTAGTGGTAAATTAGCTAGAATCTTACAGATTCAAAAATTACCAAATTTAGTTGACACTATTGGAGCAGTTTCTATGACAACTTACAAATATAGAGTTGTTACACATAGAAACTTAACCATTAAGCCTGATTATGCTCTTAAGAGATATGAAGATGCTACTTCAACTTATACAATGTTCCCAATTGCTGGGTCCGTTATAAATGAAAAAAGCAAGTCTCAATTATTAGGAATGTTAAAGCCAGGTAATGGTTTATCAAACACTCTTATTGATAAAGATGCAATTTCATTTAGATATGTTGTTGATACATTTGCTTCACTTGAAAATGGTGGAATTCTTAACAAAGAAGAAATTACTCAACTTTGTAAAGAGAGACAAAATGCATCAGCGATCTTAAATGCACCAATGGTACATGAGCTTAAAGCTTCTACTAACCCTTCATTTAAAAATGAATTAACTGGAGCATTTGATACAAGATACGTAGCAACTGGTGGTAACTTAACACTTAACCCAACTGCACTATATACATTACCAAGCCTTAACGAGGGTTCAAACTTTGGATTCTATTACGGACCTGGACTTAATGTAATTGAGAATGGAAGAACTAAGGTTATTCCACCTGCAGCTTACATATCTAACAACTATATCGATAAATATACTGACGCATTACCTTGGTCAATCATTGCAGGTCCTAGAAGAGGAGTTGTTGGTGGAACTGGCGTACAATCAGTTGAATATGCATTCGATAAGAATGATAGAGATGTACTTGAGCCATTTGGAATTAACCCAATCGTTTTCGAAAGAGGAGTTGGTTTAACAATTAAAGGTAACAAGACTGCACAGCAATCAATTCAATCGGCTCTTTCTTCTGCTCACGTGAGAGAAGCAATGATCTACATTGAAGATGGATTAGCAGGAATCTTAAAGAATTACTTATTTGAATTCAACAGTGCTCAGACAAGATTAGAGATCAAAACTTTAGCAGATAACTTTATGGAATCTGTTAAAAAAGATGGTGGTGTATTTGATTACAGAAACATCATGGACGGAACTAACAACACTAACGATGTTATTGACAACAATATGGGTATCTTGGATACGTACGTTGAGCCGGTTAAAGGTCTTGAAATCTTAGTATCTAGAGTAACAATCTTGAATACAGGTGAAATTGCTACAGGTAACTTCGCATAAGAAATTAGATATATAAAATAAATACAAACATAAAGATATGGCTTTACCACATTATTCAGAAGACCAAACAAGTAAAAAAGGTAGAAACTTTGAGCCAGTTCAGGCTAACCTATTTGAGGTAACTATTTTACCTCCAGCAGGAGTTGCAGGACAGGAGTTGTTTTTACAACACATAAATTCTATCGGTGGACTTGATGGTTTACACAAAGGAGTAGATGCAATTACTCAAAAGTATAAATTTGCATCTAGATCATACGCAGGTATGATAGGGGAAACTACAGTTGATGTAACAGTTAACTTTTCGTTAAACCTAAACGACGCAAACCAAGCGTACTTATATAAATCATTAAGACAATGGTACAGAGCTCAGTATAATCCTGAGACTGGAGAAATGGGTCTTAAAAAGAATTATGTTGGTACAATTGTAATCGTACA